TTTCCAACAGTATTGTCTTTGTTATCAAATTCGGCACCTTGCCACATTTTGTGGAACCAGTTACCGACACCACGAGGGGTTGAGAGAACAATACTGTTACCACCAGTTGATAGAGTTGGTTGAGCCGAAGTCCACAGGTCTTCGGCGTCGTCAATAAGGGCAGCTTCGTCAATAATCAGGAGTGAAAGGGCTTGACCTACACCCGATTTCTTCGTGGTCGAGGCAGCTTTGATGTTTGAGCCATTGACGAATCGCATGGAGAGGCGGTTATCCTCAACGCATCGAACTTTGAGCCAGTTTGGAAGTTCAGCATGAGCGTCACGGACTTTGGTAACAACGTCCTTGGCATCATCCTGCTTCAATGAAATCAGAAGAACATTCTTATCCTTATGGAAAATCATTAGCCACAACGCATAAGCAGCAACAAGAGTTGAAATGCCCATCTGTCGGGATTTCAAGATGATATTGTTGTTGTAATCGTGAAATGCTTTGAGGGTGTCCTCTTGAAACTGAAAGAGGTCGAAGAGAATTGTACCCCGCATTGGGTGCTTAATCTTGACATAGTGCTTCATGAAGTATATGGGCGACTCCAAGCACTTTTTGTATTCGTCTCTGATTAGGTCTTGATAGATAGGGGCTTTTCCGCTTGGCATAGGATTTCGAGATTGTATTTGGTACAGGCTTCGACGTACTTTGTTTTCTGTTCGTCACGAATTCTCGTCAGGGCGGTAATGCGACGACGAGCCTCCTTCAAATCCTTCTTGGCATTTGTTAGAATTTCATCGGCATTGGTGGTCTTCCACCTTTCCGTAAACCCTTCCGAATTGCAGAGCATCTTAACGTCGGTATCACCTGATTCGAAATACTTAACCGCTTCCCGAATCTTGGCCTTCATGTCCTTCGTGGCACCCAACTCATTGGAGGCAAGTTTGTACTTCTCGTAATCATCATAGATGCCCAAGACACGTAGTTTGGTCTCGTAGTCAATGAGACACCCCTCGCACAGACCCGTCTTTCTATAAAAAAGGCGGTCTGCCCGACTGCCCCACTTAACTTCCTGTCCGCATCGGCATTTTTCAACGCCAATTGCTTCACGGACAATGTTTGCCACTCTATTGACCTTCCGAGGCCCGCTGGCCATCTGAACCCACTCTTGGCCCTTTGGGTCAGTCCAAGTGTCTCCTACGGCACGCTTGACGTATTCTTGGCCCGTATAGCCGACTTGGATGAATGGACGGTCTCCCGCAAGGTAGTCTTTTACGATTTCGATGTTGCTTTTCATATAACTGTACGCCTTTCCTTATGTACATAGGTAAATATGGGGTAAAAACCCCATCAAACCTTATAAATAGGTGGTTTTAGCCCCAGAAGGGTCAACGTAAACCCGCCTTCCGAAGACACTTGGGGTGCTTCCGCTGTATCGGAGGGCTATTGCACGCCCCGTATGCTGGCCGTCGCCCTCTTCCGTAACTACGTTGATGTAGTCCTTGGTCGAGACGTTGGTATTGGTAGGAACAAGGGATAAGTCGGACACTTCCGTATAACAAACCGAACCCTCGCCCGAAAGAGGCGGATGGTGCTGTGGGATGTTGTATCCCATGAATCGCTTTGGAATATTGCATTGCCCGATGTAGGGAAGGTAGAGTTGTCCCGTAAGCGTTAGCGTAGGAAGAGTGCTCGGAACTCCCCCACTTCCACCCGAAGACCCAAGGGCGTTGCTTCCGAACAGACTTGCGCCCGCAGGGTCAAACGTTGCATCAACCGGGGCCAGAGTGTAAATCAAATTGTAGTTGGCATCAAACAACTCAGATTTTAGAGTCCATTTTTCGTTAGCAATATTGACTGGGAATGGGATTTGAACGACACACGCTCCCGGGGAATATCCATAGTCCCCATAGTTTTTCATGGATACGTTGGACAGCAGCACTTCACAATTGACTGGAACAACTACCAATGCTCCATAATAATCGTGTAGCGGAGTGAAGAAAAGTTTCGGGGCGTCTCCGGGGGAGAATACTCTACTCGTTACTTTATCTGAGACAACTACTTCCCCCAGCTTCAATCCGTATGTAGGGTCATAGTCCTTTTCACCCTGAATGCCGTCTGAGGAACTCGTCAAGAAAAACATGACCTTGGCCATGTCTTCTTTATCCTTATTCACAATCATATCGGAGGTCAGAACAAAGAGGACGTTTTCCTCGACAAAGATGAAATTGGAAGTGTATCCTACACCAGAGAACTCACTAAACTCGGCAGCGTCATATGGATAGTAATTGCTGTCATTGACTACTCCAACGGCTCCTGCTTTCACGATGACATACGAATTTCCATCTGCCGCCGAATAATCGGGGGTAGGGCGTATAATCATTGAGTTCAGCCTTGGCTTGTTGCTGAAAATCAAATTGAGAGAGGCCGAGGATGCAAACCAATACTGATTGATATGGTCTTGATTGGCAAAGACACCGAGGGTAGAGAAATTCTTGTTAGCGGTTATGGGGTCAACCAAAAGTTCGCTCGGTCCAAGGACCGTATCATCAATCAACTCGAAATTGCCGGGATAGATGTTACTTCTGGCGTACAATTTATGGCGGGCCACGTAACCTGAAAACGTATTGAGATTTCGATACACAATATCCACATAGGACTTCTTCATCAAAGACGCAGACCCAGCCGCATCAACATATTGCTGATAGGGATTGGACGCACTGAGAACAGTGATACTGCCCGTTACTTTCGATGCAGTGTAATGCAGGAGATTTGTCCCAAACCCAGAGCCTTGAACCAGACTATAGGTGAATGGGTTCGTATGAATAATTCGGCTTCCGGTTACTGCCTGAATTGTGAAATTGCTGGCGGTTACTGGATAACGGTTTTGCGAAGTCTTAACCGCAGGGTTAAACGCATAGGAATATGGATAGTCAAGCGTAAGCGATGAATACTTCATTGTTACATTGTCACCGACCATTGATGCGGTAAATGTGTCAGAATTGACTTGGGTTTCCATGTAGCCCGGAAGAGTGTCATGAATCCATACGGATGTGCATGGAACAGTTACCGCCTGACGGACATACAAAATTTGGGAATAGCTACTTGTGAATTGCCCACCCGAGGATGATAACTGAGCAATGGGTCCAAGCGGAATAGTACTTACTTCAATTTCGTTCGTGCTTCGGACTCTCGTAATGGTCGCTGTGGTATCAGCGTGTTTATATTGGTAAACGGGAGGATTATCCTGTGTCTTTAGATTGACGTAATCGTAATGAAGCGTGATGGGCTGGCCCTCCATCTGGCTGTTGAACGAATCCACCCTGTTGTTCGGGTCTCCGGTCACCGCAGACCATAAGACAATTGCCGCATTGGCTGGCAATACGAATCCGTAATTAGCGGAGCCGGGGGAAAAGAATCCATTGGAGTTTTCCACTCGGAGATAAAATGAGCCTGAGACTGTGACCTCAGTTGATAGGGAGGAACCAGTTGTATTTTGAATGACTGGATAAAGAAGAGGACGAATATCCATGTACGGCCCATTCCTCGTTTTTGCCACGGGACTGAGAAAACGTACACGAGAAACGTTTTGGTACGTTGTGTTGATGGTGATGTTAGCCGACCACCTGACAATTTCTCCCTTGGTCGTGGTGCCTACAAGAAATACTTTCCCTGCTCCACTGACTGTTTCTTTGTAAACGTGAATGGCAACCGTGAAATTAGCAATGTCAACGAAGTTGCTCTTTTGGGGTGGGGAAGCTAAGTATAGTGAATTGCCATCACTATCCAAGACTTCAACTTTGATTTCGGAACCATCGGCAAGAAAATCAGACCCGTTGAAGGAAATGGAGTTCTTGCCCGCAGTGAATACGGGTTCAAATTCTACGACTTTGAAGTACTGCGATAGATGGGCGGTATCCTCAACATCCACCCTAATGTCGGCAAGCCCTTGGGCTATGCCGGTGGTGGTAAAGCTGGTGTCGCCACGCTTACCGAAGTTTGAGAGTAGTTGTTTGGCCATACGTACAAGAGGGCATAAGCCCTCCTATACATATCGCCTTATTCGTAATTTACGAACGAGAAGTTACCTTCCCGCTTTATCTCAATCTGCTTATCCACAGCGTCCTTGAGAGCGTCAAGGTGCGAGATAACAAGCACAAAGTCGAAGTTGTTCTTCAAGAACGAGAAGAGCGTGTACATGGACGCCAGATTGTCAGCGTCGAGTGTTCCAAAGCCTTCGTCGAGGGCGAGGAAGGTCGTCTTGGGCAGGTTGGAGATGTTCGTCAAAGCGACACGAATAGCCACACTGGCCACGAAGCGTTCGTATCCAGAAGTCAATTCGATGGGCCAGCGGCCATACTCATAGACCACGTAAGGCACGACATTCTTTCCATCGGTCTCAAACTGAATGGTATAGTCCACGACTTGGCTGAGGATGTTATTGACTTCCTTCTCAATCTCGGGAACCGTGTTGCAGATGACTTGGTATGGAATACCGTCCCGACCCACGGCAGCAAGATAATGCTGATAGTGTTCAAGTTCGGTTTCCATTGAAGAGACTTCGGCAAGAGTCTTCGTAACAGTCTGAATGGTGGACTTGAACAATTCACGCTTGCCTGAAATTTCCAGCAAGGATTGGTGTTGCCTTTGGAACTGAACATCAAGCTTGGTGAGGGTGGTGCGGAAGGCATTGACCTTGGATTGCACCTTGACGTTGTTCTCCACGGCCACTTCATTGCGGTGGTAGATTTCGATTTGCTGGATAACTGCCTTGGATGCAGCGTCCAAACGTTCAAGTTCATTGGTAGCAATGATGATGCTTTTGCTGGCCGTGGCACACTTGTCCTTGACCGTGCCACGCTCCGTCAGTAACTTGGTATAGGTCTCATAGGTATTCTCTACCCACTTGGTTTCTTCCATCTTCGTGCGAAGCCCATCCAAAGTCTCCATCATCGCATTCGCCTCAAACTTGTCGTCTGGGAGTTGTTTCTTCGCCTTGGTTGCATCCTTGACGAAATCATTATCCACGCAGAATTTGCAGTTGGGGTCGTACTTGTGATTCTTAAGACGCTCCACCTTTTCAAGCTTACCCTTGATTTCGACTTTCTTGAGGTCCATCGTCTGCTTGAGAGCAGTCATCTTGTCACATAGTTCCTTGTAGGTCTTATGGGCTTCTACGAAGTTCGACTTCTCAATCTTTTCGACTTCGGCGTTGATTTCGACCAGCTTCTTTTCTTGAGCCGTTAGAGTCTCTCGGGCGTCGGAAATCGCCTTGCGTTTGGCCGCAAGGGTTGATTCGGCGGTTTGCTTACGGGTTTCCAGCGACGAAAGGTCCGTGGGAACACTCGTATCCAGCTTGATGACATTCGCACTTTCAGTGATGATTTGCTCATTCACTTCGGCAATCTGCTTCTTCAAACTTTCAACTTCCTGATTGGCCGAATAGAATAGCGACTCGGCATGAGACAACGCAGCTTCATTCTGTTGAATGTCGAGTTGATAATTCTTATCCTTGTGAGTCTTGAGAACAGCCACAAGTTCCTTGTTACGCTCTCCCGCTGATTCATGGAGGCGGTCAAAGACGTTAAGGCCGATGAACTGTACCAGAAGGTCTTTACGCTCACTGTTACCCATGTCAATGAATGACGTTAGGTTCTTGGCGTTCTGGAACGAGGCGGCAGTGATAACAAAGTCCTCATAGGTTCCAATGTAATCTCTGATTATATCGTTGGTGTCACGGCGTACAGTGCCATGAAGTTCTTCCTCAACTCCATTGACTACCTTCCAGAAACGAACATCCACTTTGACATTCCCCGAGCGGGTCGTGTTACCTTTGCGCTCAATGAAGTATCTCACGCTGGAAATCTCGAATTCCAACTTGCAGCGGAATGAGGACTTCTGAACATTTAAGACGTGAAGACCCTTGTAGCCACGGTCAAACTTATCGAAGAGACAGAAGATAAGGGCCGACAGGATACTCGACTTGCCCGACTTGTTGGGGCCAAAGATACCATAAACCCCCGCCATCTGGGTGAAGTCAATGACATTGCCCTCTCCATAAGTGAACATATTGTCGAACTCGAACTTTATGGGCTTCCACTTCAAGTTACGAGTGAAATCGTCACGCTTGATAAGGGCATTCGTAGCCTTGTTGATTTTCAGAATCTCTTCAATCTTCGTCGGGTCGTCAATCTCAAGCTTCTTCGTCAGGAACTCGGTCAGAAGCTTTTCCTGATACTCCACCGTGGTCAAGTCTGCAAGAACAATATCCTTACACAATGGGATGATGTCCTTCTTGTCCCGCTCTTGGTCCATACGGACATAGGCCGTTTCAACGACCTGTGTCTTCATTTTGATGTCAGCCAATACCTTCTTCACTTCCGAGGCAACGCTCTCATAGCACTTCATACGGAGACGGACCTTCTTTGGAAGGTTGGTCAAATCCGTCGCCAGAAGTCCCTTATGAATTTCAATTGTGAAGTATCCATAGTCATTCTTTACCTCAGTGAATTTGTAGGTGTGAGTCTGCAAGTCCCACAAAGAATAGCCGTGGCCATGCAGTCCTTCCCCGTGGTTCTGCTGAATCAGACTGCCAACATAGTGAATGCAAGGCTTGAAGTGGTCAAGGTCTGCGTCTTGCATATCTTGACGCTTATGAATATCCCCAAGCATAGCAATGTCGTTCCCGTCGAACAGGGGATTCATGATAGCAGGGTTGCTGATTGAATACCCCGTCTCCAATGCGGCCCTATCAACGGCTCCGTGGAATAGAGCTATGATATGCTCGTACTGATGACGATAAACATCAGGAATGTTCTTTCCGAGAATGTAGCGTTCAGGTGCGTCAAATACGCACATGTTATTAAACAGCACGTTTCCAAGCCCGTAGAGTCCGGTGGTCTTGAGATAGTAAATGTTCGGATTGTTAAGGGCATCTACAAGTGGGGTCAGACTGTCCAACCTGCTCTAGTTGGAAAGCGTAGCGTCATGGTTTCCCGCCACAAGCACAAGCGGACGGAGGGCGG